GCCGAGCACGGCCGCCGTCACCGGCGTGTCCGTGATCTCGCTCGCCTTGAACGTCCCGCCCACCGGCGTGAAGTAGTCGGCGGAGTCCGTCTCGTCAGTGGTCGGCACGAAGGTAGCCGGGAACGAGAGCACGGTGCCGGCGACTTTCGCAGACACCACGAGCGGCTTGTTCTCTTCCCACTCGAGCGAGATCTCGTCCACCTTGTTATCGCGCACGGCCATGATCGTGCCGTCTCCGTGCTCCTCGAACACGGTGAGGTAGGGCAGATCTCCGGCCAGCGTGATCACGTGCGTGTACGGACCGGTGCCCGTCACAACGTCATTGCCGAGCGCGGCCAGGAGGTAGAGGCCGATGGACTTCACGAACGCGCGCGTCTCGTATGCGGCGCCGTTCTCCACCTTGTCACGGTGTGCGCCGGCCGGGCTCGAGTGCTCGCTCGTGAGCGCGTCCGGCTCCTGATTCGGCGCGACCGAGAGCCCTCCGCTGGCGAGCCCGTGGGCGAACACCGGCGCGGCGGCGGCGGATCCCTGAGCGGTCTGTTTCGCGATCCCGATCCGGACCGTTGAGGTATCAAGCATGATCAGTCCCCTTTCCGTTTCTGCGGGCGCGCGGCGGGAGCGGCGAGCTCGGCGGCGCCGATCGTCACGAGGTGCTTGAAGAGCTCGGCCTCGCGAGCGTCGGCGGGCACGTGCCGGCCGGGTTCGAGGTCGATCGTGATCAGCTCGCCGCGCCGGCGGCGGTACTCTCCGCGAACGGGCTCCGTGATCTCGTATGCCGTGCGCCTGCTCATGTGCTCATGCTCTCCTGCGTGTCACCCGTGCGGCCTAGCGCGGCACGGTACCGGTGTACTCGATCGCGAGCTCTATCCCGAACTGCCGTGTGCCTTCGTCCGGGAACGCCTCGCGGCCGGTGTGGCGCGCGACGCGTGAGCGCTTCACGGCGCCGCCGAGGGTCGGATCTGCAGAGATCGCGCTCTCCACGTAGCCGGCAAGCACGCGCGCGCCGTCGCGCACCTCGAGCACATCCTCGGTAGTGAGCGTCTTGATCACGTGCACGAGCACGGTTCCGGCTTCGTCGCGCTGCGCGCCGCCGGAGATCTCGCGCGTGATCTCATCGTCAAAGCCGGCGGCGATCACCACGTGATCCGGCGCCTGATAACCGCCGACCGGGTAGCCGATCGAGCGCGGCGTATCGGCTGGGAGCGCGGCGAGGAGCGCGGCGTCCAGTGCGTCTTGTACGTCCGGCGCGAGCGGTAGGTACGTCATGCTCCCGATTCTCCCGGCGCCGTCACCCGGACTAGGCCACTACAGGCCGGCGGCGTCCGAACGCGGCCGCGGCGGCGTCCACGTCCGGGATCCCGGTGGATCCATCCTTGCCGGCGACGGAGAGCCGGAACGTGCCGACGTTTGTTGCCTCAACGGTGGCACGCGATCCGAGCGCCTTTTTAACGAGGTACTCACGAGCGAGGAGCTTCACGGCCTCGATCACCGGACCGGGCGGATAGTCCTCTCCATGCTCATACGCGAGCTCGAGCGCGGCGTCGGCGGTCCACACGTAGCCGGCCGGCCTGTCGATCGCGCCCCATTCGCGGCGCGTGAGCGCCGCGAGCTCCGCGGCGGTGAGCGTGACGCCGGCGATCGAGGCGGAGACGATCCGGCGGATCGCGGTATCAGGCACACGCACGCGCGCCGTCCCGTCTCCGATCAGGGAGACGCGCCGGCCGCGCGGCACGAACGCAACGCCGGCGAGCCGCTCGAATCGCTCCTCGGCGGAGGTGCGCGCTGCGCGCACGGTATCGGCCGGGTACTTCGTCTCGCTGGCGATCGATGAATCCGAGGCGCGGAGCGCGGCCACCGTGCACAGGTACCCGCCGCAGATCTCCACGTACTGCGTCCACTCGAGCGCGTCGGCGCCGGAAGTCCCGGACCACGTGAGACGGTACGTATCGAGCTCCGAGAGCGCAGCGGCGGGTACGTCCGCGGTGATCGTGCCGGCGGCGGCGACCGGCGTCCCTTCGTACGTCACCTCGGCGCCGGCGCCGTCTACGATCGCGAGCGCCGGAGCCGTCACGGTGACGGCGGCGCCGTCTTCGTCGGTTGTGTCCACGGCGAGCCGGTAGTTCCCGGCGGAGATCTTGGCGATGCGCTCCAGCTCCACGGCGTCCCCTTCGGTGAGAACCCGGGCGCCGTACGCCGGCGCCCGGGTTCACGTGCTTACTCTGACGACGCCTCTCCCTCGGCTTCGCCCTTGGCGTCGTCGTCGCTGCCGTCGCCCTCGCCCTTGGCGGTGTCGCCGGCTTCGCCCTTGCTCGAGCCGTCGCCCTTGGCGGAGCTCTTGCGGCCACGCTTCGGCTTCTCAAGCGGAGCGATCAGCCCGGCGGCGGCGAGCGCGACCGTCACGCCGGACGGAACCTCGAGCTCGTCGCCGGGCTCGCCGGCATAGGTGACGATGTTCGCCGGCGTGCTGCCGATCTGCACGGAGCCGGAGCCGACGAACGTCACCTTTACGGTGCTCATGCCGTGCCCTCGGCCGGGCTCATGTGCCGTTCGTACGTCACCTCATCGGTGACGGTGACGGCCTGCGGCCGCTGCGTGGCGCCGTACTGGAGATACCACGCCACCTCTTCGGTGTTGTTCGCCGCGTCTTTGTCGACCACGACGCGCACGTACCGCTCGGTCGGCTCGTACAGGTCGATGACGAAGATCTGATTGTCGTCGTCGTCGGCGATGGCCTGCGCGGTCCCGGCGAGGTCGGCGGCGTCGGAGAGGTCTGCCTCGGCGCCCTGCTGCGCCTTGATCGAGGTCACGGCGCCGGCGGCGATCGCGCCGAACTTGACGCAGATCAGCACACCGTGAAACCCGTTCATGTCCAGAACGGCGCCCTCGCGATCGGCGGCGGCGGCCGCCGCGATATCGAGCGCGCTCGTGAACTTGAACTCTGAAATGCCCTTCGGGATGCCCATAGGTCTACGCCTCCGGCTCGTTGTGATGAATCCCGCCCCATGATGCGCGCGGCGTCACCCGCCCAAGAGAAACGGCCGGCGGCGCCGTAGCGCCGCCGGCCGCGTCAAACGCGAGCGCCTGTGGATCAGGCGTCGTCGCTCTTGAGCAGGATCGCGGCCTGGTAGTCCCACGCGCAGCCGCCCATGCGGGCGAGCCCGTAGAACCGGACCTTCGGCGTTGCGGTGTACGGATCGCGGAGAACGGTCGTCTCCCTGTGGATCCCGACCGCGTAGGCCGAGGCCACGTCCGCGAACGCCACCGGGTACGCGCCGTTCCCGATCGCCGGCGCGGAGTCGGTCTCGCGGACCGCTTTGCCCAGGATCGTCCACTCGCCGGTGTTCTCGTTCTGACGAGCGAGCGGCTGAGCGGTGAGGTTCGGGTACGCGTAGGCCGCGGCCACAGCGAGCGTGTCGCTGTTCATCAGCCACACGGCGTTCTTGCGGTACTTGATCGGCAACGCGAAATAGGCCGTGTGGAAGGCCGTGTTCGCGAGCGCGTTCGCGGCGCCCGAGAGCACGCCGGTGTACTTGTCGGTTTCCGCGAACAGACCCTTGATCTTGGTGGTGCCGTCGCCGGCGACGGCGTCGGCACCGGCCTGCTCCTGCACGTCCTCATAGATCCAGCCCATGAGCATGGACTCGATCCCGTCCACGGAGTCGAGCACCTGCTGAGTCGCCCGCTGGTCCGTGTAGTACTCGTAGCACGTGAGCGTCGGCGCGGTGAACGTCGGCGCGTTCTGCTCGGCGCGCGCTCCGGCCTCGGTCGCGTTCGTCACGACGCCGTGCGCCGACTTGTACGGCAACGTCATGGTCGTGTCGCCGCGCATCGGGAACAGGGTCGCGAGCCCGAAGATCGGATCATCCTTGCGGATCAGCTCGATCAGCGGAGCGTGCTCCGGCTCTGGCACCACGTACCCACCGTTCGCGTCCGTCGTCGAGAGTGAGGCGTTCTGCGGCTGCATGGTCGGACCGACCGCGCCGGTCCGCAGGTACGCGTACCACTCGTCCCGGACTGCGGCGTTCGGATCGGCAGCGGATCCGCCAATGCCCTCGCCGCGGGCCACGATCTCGCGGAGCTCCGCGAGCTCGGCGTCACGCATGTCGGCCGCGGCGTCCTCGATCCCGGAGATCTTGCCCATGAGCTCGATCACGCGGGCCTCGTCTTCCGGCGTGCGCTCGCCCGCCGGCTTGGAGGTGATCTTGGTCACCTCGCCCTGGAGCGCCTCGGCCTTGGCCTCGAGCGCTCGATAGTCGAACTTCATCGGGTATGTCCTTTCGGTGAGAAGTTGCGAAAGCGGCCGGCCACGAACACGCGAACCGTCTCGGGCTCGGGCTCTGCGCCCTCGGCGGTGAGCGGCTCTGCGTCGCCCTCCGCGCTCGAGTCGGAATCGGTGGAGCCGGCGGAGTCGATCACGCCTCGGAGAAGATCCGCGGCGGATTCCAGATCAGTCTTGTGCCGCGCCGAGAGCACGAGGCCAGCGGAGAGCGGATCCGGCGCGTGCCGGTAGCCGAACCCCTCGAGGTCGAACGCCGCGGCGACGGCGATAGGATCCGAGATCTCGTCAACGAACCCCCACTCAAGCGCAGCGTCGGCGGTAAACCACGTCTCGGCGGCCATCGCTGAGGCGAGCGCCTCGGTATCCTTGCCCGTCTTCGCGGCATAGGTGCCGATGATCGTTTCGGCCACGAGCTCGAGAAGCTCGGCGTACTTACGCATGGCGGCGGCGTCTCCGTCGCACGAGCCTAGCGGGTTGTGAATCATGTAGTAGGCATTCTGCGCCATAACCACGCGCTCTCCGGCGAGGGCGATCACAGACGCGATCGAGAGCGCGGCGCCCTCGATATACGTCGTGATCGTGGCAGGATGCGAGAGAAGCGCGTTGTAGATCGCGGTCCCGTCGAACACAGAGCCGCCCGGCGAGTTGAGGTGAAGCGAGATCCGCTCGGCGTCGATCGCGGCGAGCTCGCGCACGAAATCCTTTGCGCGCACGCCCTCGCTCCAGAAGTCCACGCCGATCCGGTCGTAGATCCAGACGTCGGCCTCGCCGGAGCCGGCGGCGTTCTGGATCCGATACCAATCGCGCTCGGCCTGTCTCATGCCTTCCCCCTCACCGGCTCGGTTTCGCCTTCGGCCCCTATCGTGCCGGAGCCGTCACCCGTTGCCGGCTCGAGCTCGAGCGCGTCGGTTGCGAACGCACGCCGGTTGAAGGGCACGCCGGCGGCGGCGTGCGCGTCGGCGAGCGGCTCGAGCTTGACCAGGGCGAATGCGATCGTCTCCTCGAGCGAGCGTCCGCGGGCGGAGTCGGAGGCGGCGCGCCGGCGGATAGCCTGCACTGCATCTGCGCGGAGTGGCTCGAGGATCGCGGCGGCGGGCTCGAGGAGCTCGGCGCGCGCGCCGGGAGCAGGCGCGGCGGCGGCGTCCACGGCGGCCGGGTCGGATCCCTTGTCCGGTCCGGTGATCGTGCCGTCTTCGGATACCGCGCCGAGGCTGAGCTCGGCGAGGAACGTATCGAGCCCAGGCACGCGGTTCTTATCGTAGTGCCCGCGGGCCTCGTTCCGGTTGATGATCCCGGCGCGCACGAGCGTTGCGTCGCCCTCGGTCCGAGTCTTGTAGTCGCCGCGCAGGAGCCCGTCCAGATTCCACTTCGCGTAGAGCCCCGGCGTGCCGTCAAAGAGTCGCATCCGGAGCACGGCCTCGGTGTCCTTACAGATCGGCGTCACGGTGTGCTTGCCGAGCGCCACGTCCTGTTGCTCCGTGTTGGAGTACGTGCCGTTCGTGAGATCCTGCACGGCGGCCATAGGCACGCGGAAGACGCTACAGATCTGTTGGAGCTCCCACCTCTGTTGCTCGATCAACGCGGCGTCTTTCACGCTCATGCTGTTCTGTTTGTACTTCAGCCCGCGATCGAAGATCCGGAGCTCGCCGGCGGCGAAGAGCCCGGCGTATCCCTTGAGTTGGTCGGCGACGGCGTCGAAGTCCTCTTTGGTGAGCACGGTGTCCGTCTCGAGGTAGCCCGGGAAGTGAGTACCGTTGCCGAGGAGCCGCGCAAAGAATTGCTCCGATCCGATAGACACGCCGATCGCCTCGCTCGCGAGGTCGATCAGCGAGGCGCCCTCATACGGCGTGCGGAGCACGGAGCCCTTGAAGTGCAAGATATCGCGCGGTGCGATCGGCCCGGCCGGCGTGAAGTCGTCGCCGGTGTAGGCGTAGGCGGCGCGGCGCGTCGCGCGGTCGATCACGAGGCGCGGGTTCGGTCCGGTGAGCGGGAAGATCGCGGCCGGCTTGTACGCCTTGCCCCACTCGATACGCATATACGCGTTGCCGCTCACGTCCTGCCGGATCTGCTTCCAGCGCCAAAGCTCCGGAGCGGTCATCAGCTCGTGCGGCGAGATTGCGAGGATCCTGTACGCCGGCTCTTCGTGCGCCTGTTCTGCGGCTCCGTCCGGCCCGCGGAGCACGTCCACCGGGAGCGTTGCGAACGTCTCCGAGCGGACGATCAGGCAGGCGAGCACGGCCACGCTCCGGAACGCAGTCTCCTGCGTGACACGGATCCCGCTCGAGCTCATGCGCGAGAGCGCACCATAGAACGCCTGTAGCACGGCGTCGTCGCTCAGTGAGTAGCTCTCGGCCTCATCGGTGATCGCCTCGGCCGGCGCCGCGCCGGCGCCGGGAACGAACAACCGTAGCGGATTCCACACGGGCGCCACCTCCGGAGTGTTAGAGATCTCCGGTACAGAATGCGGCCGGCGTCACCCGCCGAGCCGGACGGTCCAGATCCCGCCGGTCTGTGCGAGGCTCGGCGAGTAGGCGTGCGCCTCGGCGTCGGCGAGATAGGCGGCGATCACGGTCGCCACGGCGGCATCGATCTTGCTCTCGGCCTCGAGCTTGGTCACGCGCCAGCCGTGCGCCGTCGCTTGCAGTCCGCAATTGAGAACGTGATCCGTGAGATCCGCGGCGCCGCCGTGGCGCACCCGGCGCTCGGCGAGCGCGTCAAAGAACGCCATGCTCGCAAGGCTCATGCGCTTGTTCTCTTGCGGAAACTCCTCGATCGGGAGCCGGAACTCGTGCTCGAGGCGGAGCATAGACATAGTGAAGTAGTTCGGATCGCACGCGATCCGGATCACGTTGTACGCCTTGGTGAGCTCGAGGATCTTCGCCTCAACGGCGCCGTGGTCGATATGCCCGAGAACCTCGTCTAGCTTCCACGTCTGGGCCCATAGGTTGAGCGCGCCACCGGCGTCGCGTTGCACCATTGCGAGCGCCGTTGTGTCCCGCGTCCACGAGGCGTCAAGCCCGAGGATCGTCGGGAGCTCGGGCACGAACACGGGCGGAGCCGCGCACTCGTGCCACCAGTCAGCGGGGTATGCCCGGCTCGTGCCGCGCCTCGGAAAGCGGTTGAGGTGATAGCGCTCGAACATCGGGAACGGGAGCGTCGCGTATGCCTCGGCAAGCGCGGCGTCCGAGATCCACGGCATCGGGTTCGCTTTGCGCCAGACCTTTGGGTCGTGCCCGTCGTCATCGTCGCCGGCGCCGCACCAATACACGT